TCAAAATCAATAATTGGTTTTGGATAATCTATATTTTTATAATTAATATATTCTATATTCCAATTATGTATATGTTCATTTTCTACATTTTTTAATTCTGGTATCCATTGTTTTATATATTTGCAATCATTATCATATTTCATAGATTGTGTCCATGGATTAAATATTCTAAAATATGGCTGACTATCTACTTTAAACCATTTCATAGCTGCTGACCATAACCATCCTTGATTATTATTTGCAGGATCATAATCTACTAATTGTGTAGCAAAATATTTTTCTCCATATCTCCAATCTATATGTAGTATTTTTATTAGAAAATTTGCAACCAACATTCTACATCTATTATGCATATAACCAATTGTGTTCATCTGTCTCATTCCAGCATCTATTAAAGGAAATCCAGTTGATCCATTTTTCCATTTAGTAAATAAATTTTTATTGTTTTCCCATTTTATTTCTTTAAAATCATTTGCGGAACTTCCTAATGCATAAGGATAATGGTATAAAATAATCATATAAAATTCTCTCCAATATAATTGTTGTATTAATTTATTATTTTTTCCTAATTTATGTTTTAATGTATGATAGACTTCTCTAATAGAAACTACATTGAATTTTAAATATGCAGATAATAATGTAGTATGTATTGATAATATATCACGTTCTTTATCATATTTTTTAAATTTTGAAATATTTTTTAATATATCAAGAGCATTATTTCTACCTCCATTTACAATTATATTTTGATTATACTCATATAACTTATGATAATTTTTAGTATATTCATTGATTAATTTATTTTTTTTATTAATATAATTTTTTGGATTTGATCTATTTATATCATTTACTTTATATAATTTTGCTTTATTATAAAATGGTGTAAATTTTATATATGGTTCATTATTATTATTTTTAATAATATCTTTTCCTGTTAATAAATAATCTTCATACTGATTAAAATCAACTGAATATTTATTACATAATTTTTCTATTTGTTTATATCGTTTTGTTGCAAATGGTGTATAATCCATATTCATATATATTGCATTGATTTGTTTATATTTTTCTAGTAATTTTTCTATTATTTCATGAGGATAACCATAAAATATATATAAACGTGAGTTTTTTTTATTTAACTCATCATTTAATTCATCTAAACATTCACACATAAATTGAATACTATTATTTGATTTATATTTATTAGTATCTTCAATTTGTTGTGGATTAAATATAAAAACCGGTATTACTATATGTGAATTATTTAATGATTCTAATAAACTAGTATTATCTTGTATTCTTAGGTCTCTAGTAAATAAATATATAGATATTTCATATTTTGCCATATATTATATCATTTTATAAAAAATTGAAATATATTTATTATGATATTATTAATCTATTAATTATTAATTACATTATCAACAATGAATCGTGCTGACAAACTTGAAAATGCATTAAATAATATTAATATGAAAAAAGAACAATTAGCTGCCAGAAATTACGATATTTTCCATAATATAAAAAAAGTAAATAAACATAAAACTGAAGAAGCTGAATTATATCGTACATATGTAAAAAAATCTAAATTTACTAATAACAATACAGATTCAGCCAATTTTATGTTTAAACGTGAAGAATTACCAAATGAAAAACATAATTTAACTGATGAAACTAAATTTCCTGAGTTAAATATGCAAAATACAGTAAATATAAATAATGATAATATATGGAATACATTAAAGACTGGAAATATTATAAGTGAATTAAAAGAAATGAAAACAAATAGTGTTAAAATACCTATTAAACCACTTACTAAAAAAACGAATAGTGATCAAATAAATAAAAAAAATGTATCTAGTTCTAATGAAAAAATAAATATTTTAGATGATATTACTGAAATATATACAGATCTTCTAAATAATAAAAAACTTCCACAACAAAAAGAAATAGTTAATAAAGATAAAAATGGATTTACTAAAGTTACAAAACAACAAAATAATAATAGAAGTTATTATTAATTAATATTTGTTTTATCTATTTTTAATATTATATCTAAATATTTTGTTATTTGATCTTGTAAATTAGGTATTTTAGATTTTTTATCTATTATTTTATTTTTTTTATAATATAAATAAGTGCAATATTGTGATGCTATATTATATTGATTAGTATCTATTAAATATTTTATTAATTTATTCATATATATAATATCATTTATCTGATTAAAACCACTAATATCACATAATGGCATAAAATTATATTTTTTATTTATATTTTTTGAACTTGTTTTTACTATATCTGCATTAAATGTAATAGTATGTTTGTCAGTTCCTTTTGGAATATTTGCATTTAATATATATGAATTAGCACATACTGTATATATACCATGTATATTATGATTTATCCATGATTGATCCATATATATATTTGTTTCTACTATATCTGCTTTACTATTATAATATCCTATCGTTCGTGTAGTATCTAATATTTTATCTAAATATAAATTATGTTCTGATTTTTGTATTTTATGTAGATTAATACGTGTGAATATATTTTTTGTATAATTTTCATATACCATTAAAGGCAATAATACTTTATCATTCATATACATTTCTAAACTTTGTTTTATATTTATATTTTCATTTAATAACATCATAGTTGCATCATATAATTTGATTTCTCCATCTTTTTTAGTAGTATTATTTATATATTTATGGTAACATTTTATATCAAATGGTATATTTGGATATGTAGTTTTAATATCTTGTGTAATATTTATAAGTCTTCGTATATCATTTTGTGCATATTTAATTAAACTATTGTTAATTTTGATATCTGTGATATTTATATTTTCGCATGTTATTATTTTATTGAATATTTGTTGCATATTTTCAAAAGTAGGTATATCACATATTATTTCTACACATATTTTACGCAATTCATTTATAAACTTATTATGTTGTTTATCTATTATAATAATTAGTGGAAAAAGTTTATTAATTGAATTATATTTACATAGTGAAAATAATAATTTTTTTTCCATTTTTGCACTTAATATTTCAATGCTATTTATTACTAATGCTGTTTTACTTATATCATTTATTACTTTTTTCATATTTTCATATGCCATATTATTATCCAATATATGTTGTAATGTTGATTTTTTTTTTATTAATTGAATTAATGCATCATTATTATTATAATTTAATTCTTTTAATACAATATCTACTATTGTGTTTTTTCCTATTCCATGACATCCACTTATTATTATATTTGCTTTATCTAATTTTTGGACATCTAAAATTTTTTTTAATTGTAATGCTTTTGATTTATTTACAATAATATCATTTAATGTTTGTGGTTTATATTTGTCTGTAAATAATATATTTTGAGTTGACATTAATAATATTAAAACAACTATTATTTAATAGCATTATTATTTTAATAATTCAATTTTTACTGATATTACTATAATATAAATAAAATTGAAATTTTAACTGATTATTTTTGTATATATTATATATTATATATAATGTCTATCGAAAATATAAATGATTCACATGATATTATATCTAATATAAAATCAATTACAGACGCTATAGCCAAACAAGAAAAAATAGAATTATTAAATAAAATTAATATAGTTGATGAAAAAATAAATAATGATGATATAAATAATAATACAGAAATATTTTTTAAATTTTCAAATAGTGAAATATATGGTATTAAATGTAAACAAACTGATTTAATTTCTGACCATTTTTTATTATTATTTGATATGTGGAAAACTAAACATAAAATAAATAATGATTCTACACATATATCTAATTTTATATTTGTATATAATGGATTAATTATGAATAATAAATTTTATGTTATTAATATAATTGATAATCCAATTATTAGATGTGTATATAATAACATAAATACTACTAAAATTAATACTAAACAACAAAAATCATTATTAAAATCTGAAATTACAGATGGTTATAATGAAGTAACGACACAGTTAGCAGCAATGAATTTAATATACAATGATAATCATATATATAAATTATTAAAAAAATATAATTATAAAACTAGTATGATGCAAATAATAAATCATGTAATTGACAACACAAATTAATAAATTAATTATAATAATAAATTTATTATTATTATTTATATAATGTTTTTGACATATAAACAAATAACTATTATTATATTAACAATATTTTTGACATCTGTTTCATTTATTTTAAATAAATTTATTTATAATCCATCTGTAAAAAATGACAATATATATACAAAAGAATTTAATGCTATACTAATAAGTACATTATTTACGGCTATATTAAGGGAAATAATAATAGATATGATATAATTTTAATTATATTAATTTAATTATTAATGTTATTTTATTTAATTTTAAAAAATATTTTATATTATATAATTATATATATGAGTAATGAAGTATCACGAAAATTGGGAGATTCTTCCAATGCCAGAACACAAGCTTTAGCAGAAGTACGCTCCATGATTAGTAAAAATAATACTATTATAAATGCAGATAAACTACGTGAATTACAAGCAAAATATAAAGATAATGAAATTGTTGATTTAATTATTGAAGAATTAGCAACACGTGTAGAAGTTATTCGTAAAAAGGCAAATAAATTTGCAGATGTTATGTTAGCTAAAACAGCTGAAGGAACACCATTACATTCTTTATTAGCTAAAACACGTAGATTAAAAGGACGTTTAGATTTAAGCGATGAGGAATATGAATTTTTTAAAAACATATTAATGGAAAAATTACAAGAACGAGATAGACAAAATATTCCTACTAATAAGGGACGACCAGTTAGAAATACAGCAATGGCACGTGCGTTAGGTAATGTATCTATGCAACCTACTTTTGATACTATTTCTGTAGAAACATCTGATATGCCATATTTAAATGAAATTATTCAAAGTTATAATATTTCTCGTGGATTACATAAACAAGTTCTTTTACAAGCTATGACATATAATCCATTTGATGTAAATATCATAGGAACACAATATGATCCAACTAAACATACAAAAGGATGTGCACTATCACCAATATTAGTAGCAATGTTTTTGCCTAAATTTCAGATTTTTGATGAAACATTTTTAATGGCAAATATTGCATATATTGTTAAATGTAGATATGAAAAAAAACAAATTACTACTATTCAAGATTTAATATTGATGCATTATCTA